CTTTAGCCGTTGTAATTTTCTTGCCGTCCATAGTATGTGGCCCCGCATAAACTTCCGCAGGTCCTACTTCTTTGCCACCTTGTTTCATTGAATACTTAGCCATGATTAACCTCGCTTTTGAGCAGCAACTTTAGCTAAGCCACGACCCATAGTCTTCATATCGATGTTGCGCTTGCCGCCACCTGAAGTCTTTGTGCCTTTGCCATGTAGAGCTGCTACTGTTGGGCCTGAATCACCAAGGTTTTTACCCTTAGTTTTGCCCTGTTTAGTAACTCCGTCTGCGCCTTTTTTAAACATAATTTACTCCTAATTAGTTGTTACCGTTACTGTACCAAGTTGTCCTTGCCCTAGCAAGGTATTTGGTGTTAGTCCAAAATCATTACCTAATCCAACAGGATTCCAACCCCATTGTATTACTCTACTACCTCCAGCAGGGAAACCTATACCCTGAATACTTGTACTATCTGTTAATAAGTCTTGCAAACCAGTTGTACCAGAAACCAAATAACTTAAGTCAGGACGTGGTTCACGCACTGCCTGTGGGTCATTCACAGGATACATACCAAGCTGCAGCTGTGGATGGTCAGGGTCCCAGCAAGACTTACACACCTTAATTTTAAAAGGCTTGGTCTTAACTGTCTGGGTACGCAACTCACTTAACTTGTAACGCTGGTCACAGCGGTCACATTGCGAGATTGCATTTTTACCTGACGCAAACTTATTAGGCATGCTTACCTGTAATAAAACATGTTACGTGGTACAAAACGCACTGAAGATTTGTCTCTATCCTCAGAAGAAGCTAGGTCCCATTGTTTCTCATAGTCGGCTTGCAACATCATGATGCGGTTAGGGTCAACTTCCGGCTTCTTCATAGCCATATGATATGCCAGCCCTGCTACAAAGCATGGTAACAAACGGAAAGGGATATCTTGTTCGTAGGTCCCGCCAGTACCGGCATCTTGCATCCGGCGTAAACGGTAATACACAAACGTATACTGGTTTCCTGGCGGGTTAGGTGTAGGCCATAGATTTACGCATGGTAAATTCTGTACGGTAATTGACGCCCCAGTTACGTGGGCCGCTGCAGTTGTACCGTTTTGCCCGCGGTAACAGTTAATCAACTGATTACCAATAACGTTTGAATAGCTGATGGTCTCGTTGTCAATCTTAATGAATCCAACAGACGCTACATTAGCTGTAGAGCTAAGAGTAATAGTAGTATCGGTAGCACTAATATTCCCAACAAGAGTAGCAGATATCGCATTTTCCATACCTGATTGGCGGTTAACATACATCTGGATTGGACGTCCAGTTGTTAGCTTATTAGGGATTGACATGTAAGTCGGCTCTGCAATACGGCTGATATTGATGTCAATTTGGTTAGATGTGCTGCCGTTTTGTGTACGGATAACAGCATCAAGAATATCAATTGTGTCTACAGGCAACGGGTATATAGGCTGCCCAGTCACCATAGGAATAGATTGCTGTTCAACTGTCCATAAGTTAATGCCGCGGTTTGCCCACTCAATTGCCATCAAGTTCATTGAACGTCTAGCAGTTTTTAGGTCGTAACCAGTACGCGACTCTAGCCCACAACGCTCGAAGGCTTCTTCGACGATGTTATTTAGGTCTAAGTTAAAGGACGTTGTACCTGATGTACTCATGGTGAATCCCGTTCAATCATTATTCTTAAGATTAGTAAATCTATAACTAAAACATTACATTCTTCAAACTTCTGTAGCTCTATACCCAACATAACGCCTGTAATCGGATACAGAGTTATCGTTGTCATTTTACTTTCCTGTACGGCTTTACTTTCTGTTTAACGCTTTTAGGCTGGGCTACAAACTGTTTTCCAGCTGCTTTTCCTGCTCGTTTTGCTTTGGTTGTGGCTGCATACTCAGCAGGTGACAACGCTTTGATTGCTTTTTCTGGCAGGTATCGTTCTCCAGTGTCACTTGAACGCTTCCCAGACTTAGTCGTCCACTTTTGGTCACCCCAAGATTTAAGAGAGCGCTGACTTTTTGCAAGACCACCTCCAGCTAATTTTTTCTTTTTACCAGCGCAATGAGCTTTCTCTGAGAAACCTTTTGGGTTATCACAGTCTACTGACTTCTTACGTTTGGCTGACCAAGTTGTCACTTGTACCCACCACCTGCTGCTTTATATCGTTTTGCCATTAACTGTGCTTTACGGGCTGACCACTGACCGGCACCAGTGCCTTGTACAGCAGCTGCTTTGATGCTATTGAATATACGCTTACGTAATCCAGGCTTTGTGTAGTTACCAGCCTCGTTTACTTTAGACTTAACCTTACCACCTTCAGCGTATTGCGTGAAGTCAGTATCGTCCCTACGGGCTTTCTTCTCCCCTTTAGGCATCTTGCTTGGGTTAATTGCGCCCATACCACGACTAGGTCTCATATTAAGCTCTTGTCTTTCCACGGATTGCGCATCCGTCTGCACGTGATGAAGCTGATTTAACTTTGCCACCGGCTTTGTAATTCATCTTCTTCATTTTATCCATCTTATCTGATGGCATACCACCGCCGCCAGCACCGCCACCACCGCCAGAACTACCTTTTGGCTTAGCTAGAATCTCTCTCATCTTAGCTAGTTCAGCTTGCACAGTTAGTGGGCTGGCTTTAACGCGTTTGTCTTTAAACTCTTCGTTTTCTACAGCACGAGCTTTAGCCTTGTCAACTTTATCTTTGTCAACAGGTTTTTCCTTCTTTGGGTCTTCAGGAAATAGCTCTATCTGTTCCATTAAACAATCTTTCCACGGGTTTTACCTTTAATAACGCATCCATCAGCACGCTTAGATGCTGAAGAAACTTTACCACCTTTTTTCATAGGCATTGGAGCTTGACCGCCTTGACCTGGAACCATACCTGCCTGAGCTTCGCGACGTTTACGCTCTTCACGGTCTTCTAGTTTATTGGCAGCAATATTACCTACCAAGCCTAAACCACGAAGCATGTCTGGGTTTTTGTCAGCAATCATAGCCACAGGGCTAACTGCTTTTAGAACGTCTTTGAACGCCATTAAACTATCCTGCCTCTCGTTTTGCCTTTAATAGCGCAGCCATCGGCACGCTTGGAGGCTGAACCAACCATACCACCTGATTTGTAGCCCACTGAACCACCTTTTTTCTTAGCAACTTCGTCTTTGTACTTAGGTGGCTTACCTTTGACTACATCTTCAATACTACGCTGGTCCATTTTGTCAGTAGTTACTTCTTTTAAAGTGCGCTGGTCCATGCTCTTAAGCTTGTCTTTAACGACGTCTTGAATGCTACGTTGGTCCATGCCTTTAAGTTTGTCAACTACGTAATCTTTAGCTTTACGTAAAGGGCCTGCAATCATTTCACGAGTTTCCTCGTTCTCTTTACGCTCGTCTTCGTAATGCTGTTTGTAGCCTTTATTGGCTTTGTCGAGTTCTTTATCAGCCATGATTAGCAGCTTCCGCCACGCTTCATTTTAACCATTGTGCCTTTGGTTTTGCCGCGAACTTCAATGCCGCCACCTTTAGCCATGCCGTGCATACGCTTCTCGTGACCTTTAACTTCTTTTTTAGCCACAGTCTTGCACTCAGCCATACCGCCTTTTTTCATGCCTTTGGCTTCAGCTTTCTCGTGCTTAATCATAGAAGCAGGAGCACCGGCTTTTTTCATAAAGCCAATCTCTTTTTTAACCATTGCTTTAGACTCTTTAATGTCGCCGCCTTTTTTCATGTATCCCATTTTATTCCTCACTTCAGTTGGTAGTTTAGCTAAGCCTGGATTGGTCTCAGCATCGGTTTGCTTTAGGGCACCGCCCTCTTTAAATTTACGACCTTTATCTGCCTTCATAAACTCTGCTCCTACGGATTTAGGTACGCCAACTTTCTTGGCAAATTTTGGGTTGTTAGCCACAGCAGCCATAAACCCGTGTTGTTTTTTAGATGTACTTGGCATTATTTTTGCCCCCAATAACCGGCAACAAAACCGGCAATACCTGTTATAAAACTAACCGCGCCACCTATAGCCATCAAGGTTTTCCAGCCACCTTTAGCTTCGGACAAAGTTCTGTTAATCTCAGCAAGAGACTTCTTTACTTCTTCCATGTCGCTAACAAGCTTGTCCATATCATCCTGTAGATGTTTGATGTCACTAGCGTGCGTAGCTAATTCTCTAACCACTTGTTCGCTCATTTAGCACTTCCATCTTTTTAAAGCGGCTGCCTTACGAGTGGGGCGACCTTTTTCATCTTTCATAGGACCAGGCATACCAGACATACGTGCGCAGAATGACTTCTTGCGTGGACCGCCTTCAGGCTGTGGAGCCTTTAGATTAGACCCTGTAGCCTTGTTATACTTGGCACGACCTTTAGCGGTAAGACCAGCCCCCTGAGAGACCGGTAGTTTCTCACCACGACCTACTGCGAGGGAGACGCCTTTTTTCTTAGCCATAATAAATTTGCGCTGAGTCAATATCGACCATATAGGCGTAAATTCCGTTTACTGCTAGTACACCTTCACCTGGAACGATAGGAGCATTTTGGTACTCATCTGTTGCCTGAGTTTCATAAGTCATTAACCAA